TAGTGCCATGTTGGCTCCTTATAAAACTTAAAGATATTTATCGCAATACTTCAAAACCCAGCCAGTTGCGATACCTATATATAGGTCCGTACGATAAATAAAATTATGGAGCATTATGTTTACGTATAGATGATTAGACCAATTTGTCAAGAATGCAAACAAAGGCCAAGAGCAGTAGCATACCACAAATACGACCGAATTTATTATCGAAAATTGTGTACTTGGTGTTTGAATGTATCTAATAGAAAGAAGCCGCCTGTAGCAAGATGGCAATCAGCAGGGTATAAGAAAAAAACTGTGTGTGATCGCTGTGGCTTTAGATCACGATATGCTAGTCAATTGCTAGTGTATCATATAGATGGGCGATTGACCAACACAGAACTATCCAACTTACGCACAGTTTGCTTGAACTGTGTAGAAGAAGTCAAGCGGTTGGCTGTGCCTTGGAAACCTGGAGACTTGCAAGCAGATCATTGATCTGCGAGAATAGATCGTCTACTGTGGCATTGTTGTCCAGTGTAGCATCAAATTCAGTACCCACCCAGGCAGTTTCTGAAGCATGGATTCCTAGTTTTTCCAATTTTTTGTGGCTCAATGCCCAAGTTGAGTTACCGTTGGCCCCACGGTTAACGCTCACCGCCGCATCATACCAAGTAGGCTCTGTACCGCGCACAACTCTAATCACACGCCCGCCAGTATTTTTGATAGCCTTAATTTCGTTAGGAAAACGGCAATCTGAAATTACCACATCATCTTGGCTGTGGCGCAGTTTGTTTTCCAAACTGGCAATCCAAATATCATCATGAAAACCGGCTCTACAAACTTCTGTGCCCCAGTACTGCAAGATCCAACGTGGCGTTAGTGTGGGCATATTCAACCGTTTGGCCCACCAGGGATCTACACGCTCGCGCCATTCGCGGGCTTGTTTAGTGCGTCCTTCTAGCAAGGTCCTATCCCAGCCAAACACTTGACTCACAGCATCCTTCAAGGTTGATGCAAAACTTTCTCTGCGGAATCCATGAAAGTTAGTGAGATAATCAGCAATAGTATCCTTGCCCGAGCCAATGAATCCACATACACCAATGATCATACTAATTCCTTTACGTTGAGATATTTAAGCGTATCTTGAAGCATACCAATTTGTCTGCGACAGTCTTCTAGCGCATGATGACTGGTAGGTGGCTTGGGCAATTCGGGCCATAATCCAAACACAGTACGGCTGTCTCGTACCATGTAGTACTTCCATGGTAAAGATTTACCATAACTCTTGTAGGCGTGTTCGAGAATTGTGCAATCAAACGTGGGCCCTTGACAATACAAAAATTTACTAGTCCAGATGAGTTTGCCCAACTCATCTAGAGCCTGATCTAACGGAACACGATCATCCTCAGCAAATGCTTCTTCTCTAGCATGTGTAGGTTGGGTTGCCCACCAATTTAAAGTACTGTCATCGATAGTTCGATTTTCTTGACTTTCTAATGAAACCCTGGCGTAGTAATATTGTTTATAATACCCAGAACCCAAAGGATCAAATGATTGGGCGGCTATAGTTAAGATGGTGGCAGCAGGTGCCACCCCAATGGTTTCGATGTCGATCATTAGTGAACTCATATAATGAGTGTAGCACAATTACAATTCAAACGCAAGTAAAAAAATCATCAAAAAGTTCTATCTGGGTTTTATCACAACGCATGCCTTTGATACCATTTTCACTTAGGCTTATTACCCTAAGATTAGTATAATGTCCGATTATGTAAGGTGGTATACAATCACGGAATCCTTGTTGTATGCTATAAACATGATCCAACGCATTGTGTGAGCGATTCAAGCGAGTTGGGTTTATCTGATCAAATTGAGTCTTCCAACTTTGTTCAGTAAATCTCCACACTGCATCATAATACAACCTACGCAAAGATCTTAGATGCTTAGGTGTGCATCCTCGTTCTACTGCTTTTTGGTAGATTTTTTCTTGTATTTCTTTTGTTTTACTCGGATTGTTAACGCCATATTTTTTAATAAAGGTTGCTTGTTTCTTTTTTTCTTGTTCTTCCGTATACGTTTCAATGGTTCGATATTTTCGACCATTTTTAACTGCTGTTAGATTGCCTTGTCGACGTTTCTCGTTGAGTTCAGGAGTGTATGCATTTATAAAATCTCCCCGTCGATGCTGTAATAGTGCCGACGCCGCCGGACTTGCTGTTTCGAGATATCGATTCTCCCACCATTTAACAGGAACATTTTCTATAGGGCAAAGAGGAATAGACCATACTTCATTTATAATATGCCACACACGCTGTTTTGCTTTTGCGCAGTTTGATAAAAAGTTAGTAGTACTTACAATTTGTTTCCAGAGGTCGGGATGTGTTTTATATAGGTACCTAGTGGCACATTTGTTATAAGAATGGTCATTATTAATAATATCCAAAAGTATCTGTCGCATGCTTTATTTATGCGGCCACCCAACTACATAGGTTATTAAATTTATCCGATGATGAAGGTAAGTGGAGCACTGCCATCCACGTACATGACCAGTTCTTGGATCTTGGCATCCATTTGAGCCTGCGCTTCGGCTTTCATGGCCGCACCGTTTAGGGTACCACCACCTTGAGGTCCAGCGATAGTGCCAAACTTCTCACGTGCTTCACCAATGATCATCTTGCAGGCCGCAACCATGTAGTCACGGATCCATTGTTGTATTTGGTAATCACTTAGTAATTGAATCTCAGGTTTGAGATTATAAGTCCAAAGCAACACAACCTCACCACCGCCAGAGGGATTACGGATCAGTTGCAGTTTCTTGGTAACTGGGTTCCAAGTATAGTTTAAAAATCCGCCAAACATTCTAGCGGCCAATTCAACATACTGTGAATAAAAATCGTATGTGGCTAATCCACCTGCTTGATTGAAGTTGATCAAGTACACGTTCATTTGTGCTTGGCTAAATGGATCAAAGTTACTTCCAGGTCCTGTGGCAATACCAAATGAACGCTTGAAGATTTGACGCACACTTTGCACTTCTTGTGGCAATGTATAAATGTTTACCTGATTGACCAACTGCATGAAACTGTAACTTTCTTCATACGCATTGTTGGCTCGTTGTCGGTAAGTGCCAATTGTGCGCTGATAAGCGGCTTCGTAGTGTGCAGGGTCCAGTTCAAGATCAATAATTTGATCGCCTAAGGTCAGGCGTACATAATCGTATAATGCAGATTTGAGTGTAACTAAGGAATTTTCTGTTTCAGACATTGGGGACTCCGTCCCCAATATTTAGCACGTTACCAACTCTTGAGAATGATCAGGTTCTCTGTACCACGCCCGTTCCACCCAGTTTCTGTGGCTTTGATATCTTTGAACAGTTTACGTGCCGCTGGCTTGCCTGCGGCCTGTATTGCTTTTATAACATCACTTGGCTTGCGCAGAGTTTTTTGTTGTGTTTCCACAGTACCAAATCCAATAATGGAGTTGTTTTTAACAGTAAATGCTTGTGTGTGACTGTCGGTAACCAAATGGATTAGTTTACGCTTTTTGGTGTCGTACAGCCAGGCTTCTGTTTTGTCTACTAGACTTGAAGCGGGTAGACTTTTGAGTTTGAGTTCTACAAACTCTGTCATAATCTTGAACTTTGCGGCACGTTTCTCTGGAGGCACTGCCCGGACCTTGCGTGGCTTGCGTTCCACTTTCTTGATCTGCACATAGGCACCGCAATCGTTGATCACAGTTTCGCAAAACTTCACAACATTACGCATTTGAATCTTGGAAAGGAAACTGTAGGCTTCCACCAGTTGTGAGTCCTTGCCTTCAATGACCTGTTCAAATTCTTCCAGTCGTGATTTCCAGTGATGGCTAATAACGCTAATCATTTGTGGCGCCACATTCATTCCGCGAATCAACATGATAGGTTTGTAGTCTGCTGACATTTTTGCGCCTGCTGTCATAAATTCATCAAACATGCCATCAATCTCGCCGGCACATTCTGTTACTTTTTCTTTCAATCTATCTTGTATGTTGGGTCGTACAGGTGTTGTTTCATCCACCACCGCTTCCTCTTGTTGTTTGCTTACAAGTATTTCTTTCAAGTGATTTTCTAATTTTAGCAATTCAGAGTCATTAAGTTCTAGTCCTACCATGCTCATTCTGCACAACCAACCTGTGGTTAGTCGTATTGCACTATCCGGAATCCCACGCAAGGTGCGCACATCTGCCTTGCGGTCATGTGCTTCCAAGTAGTTTACAATCATGTCCCGGGCATCTTTTTTGCCATAAAAGTAATTGTACCAGGAGAATGCTTTGCTCAATCTGCTGATGCGATTTTCTGCAGGCTGTATTGTCCAAACCGGTTCCCCGCCCATGACATTGGTGTCACTGGAACGTGGGTTCAAAAGTTTTACAGGTTTAAGGGCAGTTTTCAAAATGGGCTCCTTGCAAATTTATGTGTAATTATAGCAGATTTAGGTTTTTTGGTCAAGTGTTGCGTTTTGGTAAGTTTTTTACCAAATCAAATAATTTTAGTGCTCGGTTGACGTCATAATTTTTGTGCTTGTACATGTATGCTTTTTTGCGTTCAGCCACTTGCAAT